TTCTTGCCCACTGGGCTGCGGTTGTGGCAGGTTTGTTGTGGATGACCTGGGAAGGCAGGGTTGGCTGGGATACAAAGGACCCAGCAGGGCCTGTGCGACCTGGGAGGGTATTCATTTTGTAGCCATTGACATTATTGGGCATCACTCTGTACAGCTGCTGAAAACCACCATAGGCAGGTATCGCCGGGCCAATCCCCAGCCCTGGACCTACATACTGTTTTTCCATTGGCTGAACACTGTTCATTTTCCCTGATACATCCTGTCTATCGTACAAATTGTAGACGGGCTGTCCATGGGGATTTCTTCCCGAAGTGGGTGTCACTTCCGCAAAGCTCCCCGTTTCGTGTTTGGGGTCAAGGAGATTTGGGTTGGTATTTCTATTTATTTCCTGGGCCATGGAATCCTGGTTAAGGTAATGATTCATAGCAACATCATAGTTTCCCTGCTGAACAGGTGTATTTTCAAATGGTGCCTCCTGCGCTGGGATAGCCCCCACGATGGGAGCATAATTTTCCTTTTTTTCACATAAAACTTTTCCAGCATAGACTAGGCCTGTAATCGCTATGACGGACAAGGGGTCCATAGTTATTATATGGAATTATTTATTTATTTTCTGGAAGTACAATATCTCTGGAGGAAGAGGCCGTTCTGCAACTCGGCCCTGGTACTTTGGGGTTCATATGACATTACCCTCTGGGGTAACTTGCATTCCACATTCTGGGAAGGGAAAGAATAGGGGTGTTGCTGGTAGTATTTCTCGAAGGCGTTGGTGCTTTGGGGGCGCAGGGCATCATCCACCTCAATAAGGGAGTGGGGTGCGCCCTTTCCTGCCATATAGGGTGCTGTGCCGTATTCGACACAGCTGGGCCGGCAGCAATTGTTAAGACTGCTGGGCTGGGGAGGTGTCATAATTTCTTCATTTGCCCTGTATTCAGGGACTGCATGGGCCTGTACGTGCTGAATGCCGGGCTGTAACGTCCAAGGATTTGGTTCCATTTATTATACCTGAGGATTTAAAATCCAGACCGCGGTTGGTTTTGGCCCAGGGAATCGAGACCACCCAGGGCTTCACCCTGTACCCCTCGGGCATTGGGGCTGCACGACCCTGGTGACATGCGACATCCCTGGGCGCCCGTCTGTGCGCCCCATGCTGCCTGTGCAAACCCTGTCTGGTCATTGGGGATGGTTGTGGCTGGCATGGAATTGAGACGCGAGAGTCCAAAAGTCCCACGATATCCATTCATTAGATCCCCTGGGGCCATGGGGATGTTGGGATCATCCATGATGTGTGCTATCTCTTTCTGAACTTGGGGATAATAACAAGCTCCCGGTCGGTCGGGGTATTCTGTATAATCACTTAGTAACACGTTGGCCATGGGGTTATTTTTGGTAGGGGCTTCGCACACTGTCCTTCCCAGGGAAGGATTAACTCTTCCGTCGGCCTGGGCAGGTCTCATGGTGGGGTTAACCATAATATCCGATGTGTAAAAGGCATACAGGACACCCAGTGCCACTCCACCCAACACGAAGACACGGCTATCCTTCTGAATTACAAATAGAATTACAGAAATATATATAATGAAACGAGTAGTTGCATTAACTCTTTCGTTTACGTCCTGTTTGTCATTGGGCCAGAACGAAAGAAGATTTTTTGATAATACTTGCGGGTCATCAAACCACACTGACATTGTTTGTTACTTATATATGTATTTATTTATTACGAACCACCCATGTTCATATTTCCAAACATGCTCATCAGACCCGATAGGGCATTCATGTCCACGGGTTTATCAGCTGTCCCGTCCTGTCCATTTTTAACCATAGAGTCGGCAATGCCTTCAATGGCCGCGAGGGTTTCCTGGGGAATTGAATTAATGGTAGTACCCAGAATCATAAGTGTCTGAATATACTGCCAAATGGCACCCTTGGTTGTGGGAGACAATTCATCAGTCCACAGCTTATCGATATTAATGGAATTCAAAAAGTCAATTTTGCCCGAGGTAAGGACACTCTCATCCTTAGCCATGATTTCGCCCTGAAAAGGCCCCACAGACTCCATGAACATATTAACCAGACTGCGTGGGTTGGTTGATGTAAGAAGAGACAAACTCGCACGATATTTGGTAAGTTTTTTCTCCTCGGGGAAGGTCTGAATAAGCTCATCCATGAATTGCTCCAGCATGTTGGTAAAAGCACTCACACTCGCCATTTATACTATAATAGATTGTTTTCTTTAAATTAAAACGCTTCGGATGAAATTTTTTCACGAACTGCCGAACCATGGGATACTATAAAATACACCATAATGGCATTCAGGGCTGCAGGTTTACAATAGGCACTCATTTCCTGTTTGGGTTCGTTGTTCATTCTCTGTTTGGCGTAGATATATGCTGAGGTCATGGCAGCTGCTGCCATGGCGGCCCCCGAGGGTGTCCGTAAATGTTCAGACAATTCCATTTATACTTTACTCTTTTATTATATTTCTGGTATCAGATGCGTCCTGCATGAGAACATCGTCATCTTCAGCCCCCGGCTCCTCCTCCGGCATTCCCCGGTGTGGGGGTACCTGGATATTCTTAACTTCCTGGGGAATTTCGTCCCCACTAACTGGCCCAGGGGCCTCGGCTTCGGTCTCAACCGGGGTCTCTGTCTCGCCTGGGAGTTCCGAGGGTGAAGGAAGCTCCTCAATCTCGTCACCAGAATCCTCTATTTCAGGATCTTCTGTATCCGAACCCAAATGACTTTCAATGTCAACATCCTCATGGGGGGCCTGCTGGCTCATGTACGCCTCCAGGATCTTCTGGGTGGGAACAAGTTTCTTCACCACCTTTTCAAGACAAATTCTGTTAATTTCAGTGATTTTATCTACCTTTTCATCATCTGTTATATCTTCCTGGATCCAATAGGGATCCTTGTAAATAGCCTGGGCATTTTCTTCGTAAATCATGTAAATGAAGTCCTCGCATTTGGGAAGACGTAGGGGGATCTTCTTCTTAACTTCATTCAGTCGGATGGAGGACAAAATCTTGACCTTCCCAACAAATACAGCAGCAATCAGATCTCCCAGAAAACTACAGGATTTTAATACCTCCTCGGAATGCTGTTTGACCATCCCCTGGTTCCACGATTTAACATCCCTGAGGTACTGCTGGAATTTCAACAGGGTATTCTTCCCCTTGGAATCCACAACAGATCGATTATACATCTCCTCAAAGGAAGCCAGTAAAAATGGAACCAAGACAGTATTCAGCTCCTCCATGTACTCCTTCTGGGCATAGGCTAAAATATTGAGATCGGACGAACCCTCCATATTTTAACATTATTTCGTATTATATTTTTCATTACTTTTCGCGCTGATACCTGGCAGCTACCTTTTTTAAATTGACGAGACTGGGAATTTTAAATTCCTCTTCCAGAACATGTCGTTCCGTCTCTGGTTGTTCCCGGTCTAATTTGCGGCGGTCCTTGTCCCAATTAACATACATGGAACTTTCATTTATTCGTGCAGTACGGTACCCTCCATTCTTGATCTGCCGATCTATGTAATTAGTAGCCAGTAACAAATCATACACGGGACACCCCAGAACCCAGGGAGGAATAGTAATCATTGTGTGGACCTGGTTCATTTCTGCTGCATTCTTGATTTTACGAGAAACTATTTCCAGTATCTTTCTGTAGGTTTCCTTCCGTACTTCCTTTTTCTTTTCTTTCTCTTTCTGCAGTGCAGCTGCGGGTACCAAACCCATCTTACTGTGGCTTCAGTTTTTTGTTAAGCGCCTTTAACACATCCTCTATGCAAAACCTGTAACGTCGGCGGATGGGGTGGTGGGGTTACCCAGGGCCTTTAATACTGCCTCCATGCCATTCTTGGAGGGGTTGATGGACTGGAGGAGTTGGGTGTCAGGGAGGAAGGCAGAGGCACACCCGCTGCTGGGAAGCGATCCCGTGGGACCGGATGCATCTGCTGCAGGAACCTGGGTCCGGACAGAAGAGACGGTGAAATTGTCAGTATCGCCCTGTTCCACGACCTTACTCATCAGCTCGGTCACGAAGTAACTCTTGGGGTCATAAAACATGAAACGGGTATCGTACATGGTGCCACGGGGGCCTGAGTATTTGTTCACATATATGGTCTCAATAGGGACCAAACACTTCTGGGTCTTCTCTTTCATAAAACTCTTAACGGTTTCCAG